GTACCGCGCGTGAGCATGCTGCGCCAGGCGCTTTACGGCATCGCCTTACTAGGCGCCTTGGGGTTGCTGATCTGGGTCCAGGAAACCCGCATTGATGTCGCCAAAGGCAAAACCGAGTTGGCAAAGGCTGCGGCCAAAACCGCCCGCAATGATGCTGACCGCAACCTTGCAACCGCCAACACCCTCACCGACACCCTGAAACAGGAACGTGACGCACAGAGCCAACTGCGCAGCCAGCAGGACCAACTGCGTCTGGGCCTGGCAAAGCGTGAGCGAGCCATAGAGGAGCTGAAACGTGAAAACGACGAACTACGCAACTGGGCTACTCAGCCTTTGCCTGACGCTGCTCGCCGGTTGCGCGAGCGCCCCGCCCTCACCGGCGCCGCAGCTTACCGTGACTGGCTGTCCGGCCGTGGTGCCGTGCGTGCTGCCGGCGACCAGCCCACGCAGTAACGGCGACCAACTCGCTGACCAGGACCGCGCCGAAGCCGCCTGGGCCGATTGTGCCGCCCAGGTCGACATGGTCTACAAACACCAGCAGGCCAACCCATGAACAAGCCAGAAAGCCTTCGCGCTCACCTGTTGGCCACCGTCACCGACTTCAAGCACGACCCCGACCGCCTGCTGATCTTCATCGACAACGGCAAGGTCCGTTGCACTGCTGCCAATACGCTGTCGTTTGAATACAGCTTTGAACTGCAGATCATCCTCACCGAGTTCGCCGGCCACCCCGACAGCGTGTTCTTGCCCATCCTGGCTTGGCTCAGCGTCAACCAGTCCGAGCTGCTGGAGAACCTGAACAAGGTCAAAAATGGCATCCAGTTCGAAGCCGACATCCTCGACAAAGACAAAGTGGACCTCAGCATTACCCTGGCGCTGACAGAGAAAGTCATCGTTGGTAAGGATGACCAGGGCAAAACCACCGTAAAGCATCCGAACGAACCGCAGTACGTGGTGGGCTACCTCGACCCGGAGTGGAAGCCTGGGGCCCAGGGCAACACCAGTGAGTGGAGAGTGCCGGATGGCGAATAACCTGGAAGCGCTGGAGACTTGGGCGGCGGTGCTGCTGAAACGGTTGGAGCCAGGGGAGCGCAGCAAACTGGCCCGAAGCATAGGGCAGGAACTGCGCCGCAGTCAGCAGAAGCGGGTGATGGCGCAGGAAAACCCGGACGGGAGCAAGTTTGCGCCGCGGAAGCAGCGGAACCTGCGGGGGAAGCAGGGGCGGGTTAAGCGGAAACTGGCGATGTTCAAGAAGCTGCGGACCGCGTCTTATCTCAAGGTCCGTGGGGATAACAATGCTGTGACGGTGGGCTTCACTGGGCGGATCGCCCGGATTGCCAGGGTTCACCAATATGGTTTGAAGGATCGTGCGGAACGTGGCGCCCCTGATACTCGTTATGAACAGCGGGAGACTCTAGGATTTACTGACGCGGATCTAGATATGATCCGCGACAGTCTTTTATCGCATCTCACTGCGACCTAGTTATTGACAACAGACCCCGGGGGCAGAACGCGCAATCGAGGGAACATCCCAGTCTCCAGCCCGTGATTGAAAACTTTCATAAATGCTTCAAAAAACGCTGCGTCCCCATGAATATACTGACAGTACTGATGCAACTCGCTGTATGACAAAGGAATGCAAGCAATTCCAGTTTGATGATAAAGCTCAAGCAATGGCGGCGTGTACTCATCGTAATCATCGTCAAACAGCTCCTTTACCACTATAACTGAATAAACCCTTTTCCCTTGCAGAACTATTTCAACCTCTTTTCCATCCATAAGCACAACAAAATCGTCGGACCGCTTTAGATAACCTATTGCTCCCTTGACCTGAGCAATAGCTTTTTTCAAAGCTTTATTTGTAGCCGTTCTCTTTTTCTCAATTGTTTTATTCAGAATCCCCTCAAGATTTTGATTGTCTTTCGCCTGAATCAAGATAACGCTTTCATCGTTAACCACAAGAATATCTACCATCTCTTCTTTATCATAAGTTCTTTTGGGGGCAAGATAGATAGTATTGGAGTCAAACGTTCTTTCAAGTAAAGCAATAATTTCTTTTTCCTGCGGAGGGCCTGGTATTTCTCTTTCGAGTGTAAATGAACTGAATCCATCACTACCATGATAGAGGTGGTTTTCTGGACGTATATCAAAATATACAATATCTTCGGGCATCAACGGTTCTAGAAATTTTACGCTGATCGCGGCCTCATCATCTGCCGGGCCACTTATCATATGCCAATCTGACATCTCACTCAGTATTGCGCTCTGATTCAAACCATGAACACTCGGAATAACTGCACCACGCAGCATATCTCTATGTTTTTTTGTGGATTTAAACTCAGCTCTATAAGCAAGCATTTCCCTGCCAAGCTCATCAAAAAAATGAACATCAACTTGAGGTGACAAAAACAGCTTAGACAACTCCCTCCCCGCCAACTCCTTAATTAGTGCCCCACCTGTAGTGTACGGGTGTCGCTCATCATCAAAAAATGCCGCTAAGAAGCCTACGGACTTAACGCCGGGAATCTCATAAGGAATAAGATGAATTTTGAAGGACTGCCGGACTTTCGCGGTTAAAATAGCTTCCTTTGATATTTTAACAATCAACTTAGGAATTGAATCACCCCTAACTAATACGGGTAGCAGCCCAACCGAAAGTTCGTATACTTTTTGCATAACGCTCGGATGAAGTATTGATAACATCAGGTTCACTCCTTTGAAGGTTTTTATTCGAGCACTTATTTTGGCAAGGCTGACACTAGCCTAGAAACCGCCACTTGTAACGTGCGCGCTTACAACGCGAAGCTGCTGCGCTCTCGCACGCGCAACGCCACCATCGGCGCCATGAACGACTTCGCCGCCCTCTCCCGCATGCTCGAAAACCTCATCCGCTTCGGCGTCATCGCCGCCGTGCAGATGGAGCCCCCGCGCGTGCAGGTAAAAACCGGTTCACTGACCACCGCCTGGCTGCCCTGGCTCGCCCTGCGCGCTGGTGCTGATCAAGAGTGGGACCCACCCACCGTCGACGAACAGGTGATCCTGTTCAGCCCATCCGGCCAACTCGCCAACGGCATCGTCGTCACCGGCCTATTCAGCGACCACATCCCCGCCAACGGCAACCGCGCCGGCCTACACCGTCGCACCTACGCCGACGGCGCAGTGATCGAATACGACAGCGTCGCCCATCACCTGAGCGCCACCCTACCCGACAGCGGCACCACCAGCCTGGTGAGCAAAGGCGGGATCAACATCATCGGCCCGATCAATCACCAGGGCGATTACAACCAAACCGGCAACCAGAACGTGGTCGGCCTTGTGACCGTTTCCGAAGATGTGATCGCGGCCAACATCAGCCTGGTCAAGCACCTGCACGGCGGCGTGCTGGTGGGCAGCGCGAAGACGGGGAAACCAGAATGAACCGAGAAACCGGCGCCGCCATCGGCGAACTGGCCCATATCGGCCAGAGCATCACGGACATCCTCACCACCCGCATAGGCACCCGCGTAATGCGCCGCGAATACGGCAGCCTGCTGCCCGAGCTGGTGGACCACCCTTTCAACGATGCCACCCGCCTGCGGGTTTACGCGGGCACGGTCATGGCGCTGATGCGCTGGGAACCCCGTATCAGCCTCAGCCGCGTACAGTTCATCGGCGCGAACCTGCAAGGGCAGTCAGCGCTGGAGCTGGAAGGCTCCGTCGTCGACAGTAATGAACCGTTGAGCTTGAGCGTGCCGTTGCAAATGGGTGGCAGCGTATGAATTCCTTTGCCGCAATTGACCTCAGCCAGCTCCCGGCGCCGCAGATCGTCGAACAGATCGACTTCGAACTGATACTGGCTGAGCGCAAGGCCTACATGATCAGCCTGTGGCCGATCGAGGAACAGGCGCAGATTGCCGCCCGCCTTGAGCTTGAATCAGAGCCCCTGACCAAGCTGCTGCAGGAGAACGCCTACCGCGAAACCATCTGGCGGCAGCGCGTGAACGAGGCCTCCATTGCCAACCTGCTGGCCCTGGCGAAAGGCCCGGATCTGGACCAATTGGCCGGCAACTTCAACGTCCAACGTCTGGTGGTTCAGGAAGCCAAGCCCATGGCCGTCCCACCCGTCGTACGGATTATGGAAAGCGACGACAGCTTGCGCGAACGGGCACAAATGTCCTGGGAAGGCCTGAGCACCGCCGGCCCGCGCCAGAGCTACATATTCCACGCCCGTGGGGCTGACGGCCGTGTTGCCGACGCCACAGCCGAAAGCCCGTCTCCCGCCGTGGCGGTGGTGACCGTTCAATCCTTGCTCGGCGACGGCACAGCATCGCCCGACCTGGTCGCCGCCGTTCAAAAACATCTGAGCGACGATGACCGCCGGCCCGTGGCCGACAGGTTGACCGTGCAAAGCGCGCAGATCATCCGCTACCCGGTCAAAGCCAAGCTGTACCTGCTGACCAGTGGCCCCGAGTCGGAGCCGATCCTTGCCGCCGCCGAACAAAGGTTGCTGGCCTACGTCCACCAACGTCGACGCCTGGCAATTGAAGTATCCGAATCGGCCCTGCACGCCGCGTTATTCGTCGAGGGCGTGCGCAAGGTTGAGCTGGAGGACTGGGTCGATATCGTCGCCACCAAAGCCCAGGCGCCCTACTGCACCGGCGTCACCCTAACGCGGGGTGCTGAATAATGGGCGCCCAACGGCTGCTGCCGAATAACTCAGTGCCGCTTGAGCTGCACGCAGCACAGGCGCTCGCAGAGATCCAGCGCGTACCGATCCCGCTGAGAACGCTCTGCAACCCGAACACCTGCCCGGTGGTGGCACTGCCCTACCTGGCCTGGGCCTTCTCCGTCGACCGTTGGGACAGCAACTGGACGGAAGCCACCAAGCGCGCCGCCATCCGCTCATCCCGCTACATCCACGCGCACAAGGGCACCATCGGCGCTCTGCGCCGCGTGGTCGAGCCGCTGGGCTACCTGATCGAGGTGGTGGAATGGTGGCAGACCGTGCCGGAAGGCGTGCCCGGCACCTTTGCCTTGAAGGTCGGCGTGCTGGACACCGGTATCACCGAGGAAATGTACCAGGAGCTGACCTGGCTGATCGATGACGCCAAACCCCTCACCCGCCCCCTGACCGGCTTGGCTATCAGCCTGGAAAGCACCGGCACCGTGTACATCGGGGCCTGTGTGTACGAAGGCGACGAACTCAGCGTTTACCCACCGACCCAGCGCGATATCGACGTCAGCGGCGTGTACCGCATCGGTGGCCGCGAACACCATATCGACACGATGGACATCTACTCATGACCGATCAAAACAGCCAGTTCTTCGCGATCCTTACCGCCGTAGGCGAAGCCAAACAAGCCAACGCAGACGCTCTGGGCGTGCCCTGGACGTTCGCGCAGATGGCCGTGGGTGACGCCAACGGCACCGACCCTATCCCAAGTCGCACTCAGACCAAATTGATCAACGAGCGCCGTCGTGCACCGTTGAATCAGGTAAAGGTCGACCCGAACAACGCCAGTGTGATCATCGCCGAACAGATCATTCCCGAGAGCGTCGGCGGTTGGTGGGTGCGCGAGATCGGGCTGTACGATGCAGCGGGTGATCTAGTTGCCATTGCCAACTGCGCACCGACGTACAAACCGCTTCTTGCTCAAGGTTCAGGGCGGACTCAGGTGATCAGGATCAACCTGATCGTGAGCAGTACGAGCAACATCGAGCTGAAAATTGATCCGTCGGTGGTACTCGCAACGCGAGAGTACGTTGACGTAAAGGTTGCAGAAGAAATTGGCAAGCTCGACTTAAAACAGTCCGTCGTCGTTGCAACCCTCAATAGCGTCGCACTGGGCGGCCTACAGACCATTGATGGCATTGCCTTGGAACCGGGCGCGCGCGTGCTGGTGAGAAAGCAGCAGACCGCGAGTCAGAATGGCATATACATCGCGGCAACAGGCCAATGGTTAAGGTCGCCTGACGCGGATACCAACGCAAAAGTGACCTCTGCGCTGACGGTAGGAGTTGAACGCGGTGATACGTACGCCGATACAGTTTGGACATTGACCACTGACGGCCCTGTTGTGATTGGCACCACAGCACTTAATTTCGAACTGCTATCAGCCACAGCGAAGGACGTTGCAGGCGTCTTCAGGAGCGTAACGGTCGATAAATTCGGTCGGGTTCTGGCTGGCACCTCTCCAAACACCCTGGCGGGTTACGCCATCGAAACGGCCAGCAAAGCCGAAGCTGAAGCTGACGAAGTGACCGAAAATACAAAGCCGGCCACCATGCTGAACGTTTTCCAGTTCTTCAGGAAACGCTGGGTTGAAGCGACGGAAAGCAAATCAGGCGTTCAGGCCAACGCGAAAGACGAGGACATGGATGAAGGCACCACCGACGCTCGAACCGTCACTCCGCTGAAGCTGGCACACCGCCTGGCAAAGGTACTTGTTCAAGCCACCGAGGCGGTAGCAGGGTTGGCCAAAGTCGCGAGTCAAAGCCAGGTTGACCAGGGCATTGATGATGCAACGATGGTTACACCGAAGAAGTTACGCGCAGGCTTCCGAGTCTCGTTGGCAGTCAACGGCTATATCTACTTCCCC